TAGCACCCACAGTACCATTAATGTTGATTGACGCAGTTCCTGTAAGGTTTGTGACCGTTCCCGAAGACGGAGTCCCCAAAGCCCCACCATTAACCACAAATGCGCCTGCGGTGCCTGTATTGACTCCCAAAGCAGTCAGAACACCCGTTCCGGTAGTGGTTGTGCTTGGCGCAACCCCAGCCCCACCGCCGATCACAAGAGCGTTTGCTGTCAATGCCGCCGAAGAAGCCCATGTTGACGCGCTTGAAAAATACGGTATCCCGCCAGAAGTCCCCGCAACCGTCAAAGCCAGCGTGCCGCTACTTGTAATCGGTGAGCCAGAAACCGAAATCAATCCACCAGTAAATGTCTGCGCTACAGAAGTAACCGTACCACTGCCCCCTGTAGAGGCAATAGTAATTGATCCGTTACCATTGGTAATTGAGATGCCAGAACCGGCTGTCAAGGTTGCTTTGGTAAGACCTGTAGTCGAGGTATTGCCAATCAGCAACTGACCGTTTGTATAACTTGTTTGCCCTGTCCCGCCATATCCAACAGCAATCGTTGATCCATTCCAAGTGCCGGATGAAATGGTTCCGACAGTCGTAAGGCTTGAACTTCCCGCCAGAGGGGAAGCGCCAACAGTGTTATAACTGATGGTATAAGCGGTGCCGCCATTAAAAGCAGTTCCAGATGCCGCGCCAGCCCCACCATTATTAAATGTAAGTGAGTTTGTAGTATTTGCAGTTACTGTTGTGCTGCCGCCAAGACTGACGCTATTTCCATTAACCGTAATGCTGGAATTTGCCAGATAAGAATTACCAATAGGCGTGGCATTCCATGTTCCGGCGGTCAGAGTCCCAACACCTGTAATTCCGGTATAAGAACCGCTGATATATGAAGATCCAACAGTTCCAGAAGTAATTTGATTGCCGTTAATGGCAATTGAGGTATTTGTTGCCGAAGTAATCTGACCCTGCGCGTTTACCGCAATAGCAGGAACACTGGAAGCAGAACCATAAGTTGCGGCAGTAACACCAGTATTGCTGATGTTAAATGTGGTTGCAGGAGAAAGATTAAGACCAGTTCCTGCGGTATAAGTAATAGGCGAATTGAATTGCAGGAAAACAATAGCAGTCGTCCCTACAACAATCGGTAGCGGTGTCTGTTGAACCCATGCAGTCGATGCATTAGTTCCAGACAAAACCAGAACATAATCCCCTGCATCAATCTCGTTTGTTCCTGAACCACTAGAATCGTAATCGGTTGCGCGAGTCAGAATAAATGGCGTTCCAGCACTACCCGCCTGCGTAACCGTATAAATACCGTTGTAAGGCTGATTAGCCCCAGCCTCATCTTTTACCAACAACCGTTGTCCAGCAGTCGGTGATCCACCACCAAATGACAAGGCACCATTAGCATTGGCAGTAATTGTTGCGCCAACACCAAGAGTTCCATTGTTGTATGTATACGCCGGAAGAGTAGTTGTGGAGGCGTAATTAACCGGCTGATGATAATTAAGACCAGAAGCAATAGAGTCTACATATTGCTTGGTAGCTACCTGAAGGTCAGAGGTAGGATCTTGAGTAAGCGTGATTGAAGTCAACCCCGCTAACGTGGTCGCTGTTCCGCCCAAAGATACCGAAGTTGATCCAATAGTCAGAGAACTATTTGTCAGCGCACTATTGGGTATATTGGTGAAAGTATTTGTTGATCCGCTGATTGATTTGTTGGTCAGCGTTTGCGTTCCTGTCAGCGTTGCAACCGTCGAATCAATGGCAATCGTAACTGGAGCAGAACCGTTATACGACGTTCCAGACAATCCAGTCCCAATAGTCAGCGCGTTTGTAGCGGTTGCAGTAATAGTAGTAGAACCGCCAAGACTTACAGTAGAACCATTAATAGTCACAGAACTATTTGTAAGGCTGGAATTTCCAATATTGGAAAGGGTATTGCTTGCGCCACTAATCGTTTTATTAGTCAGCGTCTGAGTATCGGCAAGTGTTGCAACAACAGTATTGTCAATTGCAATAGTTCCGCTGGATGTAATGGTTCCACCAGTCAATCCAGTCCCAGCGGTAATGCTTGTTACCGTACCGCCAGAACCAGTAGCAGATAGAGTTCCCCCAGCAAAAGAAACACCACTCCCAATCGTTACATTACTAAATCCACCAGAACCGTTTCCATACAAAATACTTGTTCCGCTGGTAGCTGGCGCATAATCAGTGCCTGATGTAGCGGCACTAATTGCATTTCCATCGCCTTTCAAAATCCCTGAAATTGTTGTTGAAATGGTAAGGGCTGGAGTTGCGCCTCCACTAGAAGCGCCAGAAAAACCATTGGCATTTGCAACAGAAACAGCAGTAACAGTTCCGTTACCCTTATTGTTAAACGTAGTCCAGTCTGTCGGACTTAAAACCCCGCGATTAATGGCAGAGGCAGTAGGAACATTCAACGTAATAACAGGCGTTGTGGTGGGATCGGCAACCGTAGAACTAAGGTCAGTTCCAGATGTTCCCAAAGTCAATGCAGAAACAGAAGTAACAGTTCCGCCAGCAGCAATAGAAGCGTAAGTTGCAGATGTAATTCGGCCTTTATCATCCACCGTTACCACAGGAACTTGGGTAGACGATCCGTATGTTCCGGGGGTAACAGCCGTATTTACAAGGTCAAAAACAGGATTTCCAGCAGCGCCATCTCCATTGGTAACGGAAATGTCTCCCGCCGTTCCAGTCAAAATACGCGGAACTACCGTCCCATTATTAGGGAAAGCAGCAATTCCAGCGCCAGATACGTTAGCCAACGAAGAAACCAGCCCATCTAGGCTAATTGTCGGGTTTCCAGCCTGCCCATCACCATCGCTTATAACGATTCCAGAGCCGCTTACAGCGATTTCTCGCGGGGTTATGGTATTTGCGTCCGTTTTTACCGCAAAACCCTCTCCAGCAGCGTTTAATGAAGCCGCAGCCCCCTGCAAAGACAGACTTATGGTCGATTGTGCGCCATTATCCGTAATCCCAATGCCAGAAACGCTGGAAAGCGCCCTGCTATTCGGCAAAGTAGGCTCTTGATTGACCGTAATGAACGTCTGCGTCTGAGAGGGAGCCGCCGAAATAGCCCCCGTAGTCGTCCTGACGGTAATTCCATCCTGCACAACAGGAACAGACTCAGACCCCGTAAGAGGCTGCGCCGCAGGTAGATCATTTATTTTTACGTTAGCCATTAGTCTGGAGACGGAGTTACACGCAATCCATCCAAATTACCGTCAGTTTGCACAATTCCACCACTGGTATCTGTAGAAATTACATAACCACCGTAATCACCAGTGGTCAAATTGTTAGGATCAACCGCAACACTGACATCCGGACGCGGAAAACGAATAGTAATTCGCTCTGTCTGTCTCGCAGGAAGCCTATAAGGGTCTTTCTGATCAGCACACCCCTGAGCGCACACCAAAAGACCGGGGAAATTCGGATCATTTCTGGCTTCCGCGTGCGGCCTCTTCATCTTGCACCTGTCACAGACAAATATCGCAATGTCGGATAAGCCATGCGTGTCAAGAAAACGAGGCATTATCTATCCCTATTTGGTATATACCGAAATATTCGGTGCCAAATAAATCGGAGATTTGTCGCGCTCTTCAGCCTCGGCTTGCGACAGATACATATCTGCCATCTTTTCCAAATACCCGATACGATCCATAGCTACCCCCGGCAATTCCAGCGCCATCCTGTGAGAGAGCATCATCACAGTAGCCTCATACCATCGTTGCGGGATTTCCAGTTGATTCTGTAGCGCACCCACATCCTGAATCTGGCGCGAATACCAGACCGTCATCTGCACAAAAGGATCAGAAGGCGTAGGCCACAAATACATCTTCGGTTGCGGGATAGTCCGATCAAACCAATACTGGAAGGGCTGATTGGCAGTAAAGTTCTTATTCGGCAGGTTCGTGTAATCGTCACGATTCAACCGCGCCATCGTAATCTCGGTGCTGTTATTCCCAACGTAAAACTCACGCAGGGCAAGCGTTGTGCCGTTATAAGAGCGAATACGGTAATACTGGCAAGTCTGACCGGGGTCAATGTCATACCAAAGCCATTGATCGTCAGTAACAGTCACAGTGCCGACATCTTCCAGAGTATTCCATGTAGCCCCATCAGAAGAATACTCAAGCACAAAAGACCAACTAGCACTTCCTATATTCGCCACATAAGGCAAAATACCAATGGAACCAGCATAAATCGGGTTATTCTGACCGTAATTTATACCTATGGTCGCGTTCGCAATAGTTTGCTGGCAGTAAGTATCAATGTCACTGTCAAAAGCATTAACAGTTACACCACCACCTGTATTGATATAGCCGCCCGTAGCATTAGGCGTAGGACGATTCATACGCCGATATAGCGCATTCAATACATCATTTGCCCCTAGAGGCAATTCATAGATATATTGATTGGCATTAAGACCAAAAACGTGCTTATCAATAGCCCAATACTGGATGCCAAGATTGATAAGATTAGAAAGCAGGAAAAACAGGCTCTCCCTT